AAATGAAACTAATTGTGCCGGTTTTGAATCGGTTTGATTTGTTGCGCCGGATGCTTGAGAGCATTGATGTTGAGGCGACTGTTTATGTGATCAATAATTCTGGGCGGGCGTGGCCTCTCAAGGTCAATAACCCTAAAATTTCGATTTGGTGGGTTGATTTGCCCTCGAATTTGGGTGTTGCTTCGAGTTGGAATCTTGGTATCAAGTTTTTGCCTTTTGAATCACGCTGGTTTATTACTTCAGCGGATGTTGTGTTTGCACCTGGCGATTTGGCTTTGTTGGATTCGGCTAAACCTGATGCTTTGACTTTGTGTGACAAGTTTCCGTTTTACCAGACTTTTGCTGTGGGCGAGGATGTTGTCAAGGCTGTTGGTTTGTTTGATGAGGCTTTGCATCCTATTTATTTTGAGGATAATGATTTTGAGCGCAGGCTTGGTCGCTCTGGTTTGCGTGTAGATCGTTTGCCTTTGCAGCTTGGTCACGATAATTCGTCAACTATCAATAGTGATGCTGGGTTGAGTGCTAAGAATCAGGTTACTTTTGCTGCGAATAAGGCTTATTTTGAGGCTAAAGTGGCTGCCGATAGGTTTGATGAGGGTCGTTGGTCTTTGAGTGTTAGGCGGGCTAATTCGTGGGATTAGTTGTTATCACTGGCGTTGCTGGTTTTTTGGGTTCGCATGTTGCTGATGCGTATTTGGCTAAGGGCTGGCAGGTTCGTGGGATAGATAACTTGTTGGGTGGCAGTCGCGAGAATGTGCCTGTGGGTGTCGAGTTTTTTGATTTTGATTTGGATGATTTAGAGGCGATTAGCCCTGTTTTTGTGGATGCTGATTTGGTTATTCATGCTGCTTGCACTGCTTATGAGGGTTTGAGTGTCTTTAGCCCTGCTCTTGTGGTCAGGAACACTGTCCAGATAAGCGTGAACGCCATGACAGCCGCAATTCGGGCTAGAGTGCCAAAGTTTGTTTACATGTCGTCTATGGCGCGTTTTGGCGATAATGGCGGTATCAAGTTTGATGAGAACATGAAACCTATGCCGCAAGATCCTTATGGCATAGCAAAGTTGTCAACTGAACGTTTGCTGGCTAACTTGGCGATTGTGCATGATGTGGATTTGGTTGTGCTTGTGCCTCACAACATTGTTGGGGCAAGACAAAAGTTTGATGACCCTTTTAGGAATGTGGCGAGCATTATGGCTAATCGCATGTTGCAGGGTAAGCAGCCGATTATTTATGGCGATGGCAGCCAGCAACGTTGTTTTAGTTTTATTGAGGATGTGATTGCCCCGATTATGGTGGCTTGTGAATCACCTAAAGCTGTGGGTGAGGTCATAAACATTGGCCCTGATGAGTCGCCTATTACTATTTTGAATTTGGCTGAGCGTTTGGCTGAGATTATTGGTTTTGACCTTGACCCTGTTTTTATGCCTGGTCGCCCGCAGGAAGTGCCGGTTGCTTTGTGCAGCTCGAATAAGGCTCGCCGGTTGTTGGGTTATGAAACGACTGTTTCTTTAGATCAGGGTTTGCGTGATTTGGTTGAGTGGATTCGCCCGCGTGTGAAGCCTTTTGAATATCATTTGCCGATTGAGATTGATTCACCTTTGACACCTAAGACTTGGACTCAAAGGCTTATCTAGTCAACGATTAGACTTGTCTTTGGGTTGAGGAGTTTATTTTGGCTATAACCAATGGATATTGCACTCTTGCTGATGTCAAGGCTGCTCTGCGTATCACTGACACTGTTGATGATGTTTTGCTTGAGAACAGCATCAATGCGGCTTCGCGCATGGTTGACCAGTATTGCAACCGCTATTTTTATTCGGGTGCTGCCGGTGAGGTTCGTTATTTTCAGGCGAATGATGCCTTTAACTGTTGGATTGATGACTGTCAAACTATTACTGAGGTTAGGACTGCTCAAACTAACCCGATTACTTATAACCAGATTTGGGATTCGACTGATTACCAGCCTCAGCCAGCAAACACTTTTGCAAATGGTGGCTATCAGCCGATTACTGGTTTGAAAGCGATCTATAACTATTTTTTCCCGACTTGGCAAGAGTCTTATTTGGTTAAGGTGACTGGAACTTGGGGTTGGCCTAGTGTGCCAGAGCCAATCAAGTTTGCGACTATCATTCAGGCGAGCAGACTCTATAAACGTCTTGAGTCGCCTTTGGGTGTTGCTGGTATTAGTGACATTGGCATTATGCGTGTTGGTTCGAGCGTGGATGGCGATGTTGCTCAACTAATCAATCCGTTTAGACTTTTGCGAACTGGTGCATAATGGCTAGCGTTGCGCAGCTTAGAGCTGGTTTGGCTACTGCTCTCGGCAATTTACCTGGAGTGCGTGTTTATCAGTCTTTGCCTGATGAAACTAACGTGCCGGCGGCTTTGGTGTCGTTTGAAAAGGTGTCTTATGACAAGGCTTCTGGGCGTGCTGTCGCTATGTATCAATTCAAGGTGACGATTGCTGTTGGTCGCACTGTTGAGCGTTTGGCTCAATCGAATTTGGATAAGTATGTTGACCAGTCGGCGGCTACTTCGGTCAAGGTTGTGCTTGAGGCTGACCCGACTTTGGGTGGTGTCGCTTATGACTGTTATGTGCCTGAACTTACTGCTTATGGGGGTATTACGTTGAATGGCATAGACTATTTGGGTGCTGAGTTTTCAGTCACGATTTACGCTAGTTAAGGATTTCTCTCATGGCAATTTTCGTAGCTACTGACTACAAGATCACTTTGAATGGCACAAACCTTTCGTCTTATTTGACTCATGCTGAACTAAAGATTTCGGCTAACGATGTCACAACTACTTCTTTCGGTAGCAACTATGTGACTCGTGTTGCTGGTCTAAAAGAGGGTTCAATCAGCCTCACGTTCAATCAGGACTTTGCTGCGACCACTGGTGTTGATGCAATCCTGTATCCGCTTGTTGGAACTCTCGGCACTGTAGTTATTTACCCGACTTCATCGGCTGTTGGAACTGCGAACCCTGCTTACACTGCTGTTGCTTCAATCATTGATTACAGCCCTTTTGCTAGCAACATTGGCGACTTGGCGACATTCTCTGTCACTTGGCCAACTTCGGGCACAATCACTCGCGCAACAGCCTAAGTCGGCTAGCCAAGATAGGCTAAACGTATGAATCGTTTATCTATCCAAATCACTTTTACTGATGGCACTGTTATCAATGTGTTGTCGTCTGCTGGCGATCTAGTCAAGTGGGAATCTCACTTTAGTTTGGGCATTGACAAGCTTGAGACTATGACTCACTTGTTGTTTTTGTCTTATTTGATTGCTAAGCGTGAGGGCAAGGCTTCGGCTGAGTTTGATGTTTGGGTTGACACTGTGGCTGTTGCTGAGGTTGTTGAACCAAAAAAATAAATGCGATAGGCGAGGATTCGATGCATTGGTTTATCGCTAACCTGTCTATCGCTACTGGTCTTGCGCCGAGCGTGTTGCTGAATGAGAGTGACCGCATGTTGAATACGCTTTATTTTGCTGTTAGGTCGCAGAATAATGCGGGCTGATGTTTATGGTATTCGTGAGATGCAAAAGGCTCTCAATCAGTTAGAGCCTAAATTGGCAAGCCAGATGCAGCGTGAAGCTAAAAGCATTGCTAAGCCAGGTGCAGATAAGGTCAAGGCGCAGATTCCTACTGTTGCCCCGTTGTCTGGCATGAATAACTCTGGCAGGCTTGGCTGGGATGTTGGTGTTCGAGCTAATAAGGTGAGTGTTCGTTATTCAACTCGTCGGTCTAGGGTCGCCAAGACTACTTCGCTGGTTTCGATTCGAGTTGATTCGCCTGTTGCAGCGATGATTGATGTCGCTGGTAAGGGTAAGTCTCGTGATCGTGCTGTTGCGGGTATTGTCATGATTTCTAAGTTGCGTGAAAAGGGTAATAGTAATTTTGCTTGGCCTGCGGTTGAGCAGGAAATACCTAGTATGGAGCGCGAGATTAGACTTGTGATTGGGAAATACGCTGACAGGTTGAATCGGGAGTTGCGTTAAATGGCTGTTATTCTACCTATCCTCACTAAGTTTGATGATTCTGGTATTCGTAAGGCGCACTCGGCTTTTGGTAAGTTGTCGGGTCTTGGCAAGAGCCTTGGCGGTTTCTTGTCGGGTGCTGGTTTGGCTGTCAATGGTTTGACTGATATTGCACACCAACTTGAGGAAGGTGTCAAGTTAGCGGTCAAGGATGCGACTGCGCAAAAGTTGTTGGCTAATCAGCTCAAGAATACGACTCACGCGAATAAAGAGCAGATTGAGTCGGCTAAAAAACTTATTGAGAAAACTTCGATGCAGACTGGCATCGCTAAAGACAAGTTGTATCCTGCCTATACGATTTTGGCGCGTGGCACAAAGTCTATTTCGGCTGCTAACTCGCTGTTTCAGTTGTCGCTTGATGGTGCGGCTGCTAGTGGCAAGGATGCTTCAAAGATTGCTTTGGCTTTGGCTAAGGCAAATAATGGAAATACGACTGCTTTGGTTCGTATGTTTCCTGAACTTAAAAAGTCTAAAGATGTTTTGCATGACTTTGCTGTTGAGGTTGCTGGTGCAGCTGCGGCTAACGTGAATCCGTTTGACAAATTCAATAATGCGCTTGAGATTATTAAGGAAAAGATTGGCACAGCAATTATGCCTGCGCTGGTCAATATGGTTGATTACATTACGCAACCGGGTGGCCCTGCAGATCAGGTTATGAAGTTTTTTGATGATATTGCGAACCCTAAGACTGATGTGGGTAAAACTTTTGCTCAAATCAAGCAGGCTGTTGGGGACACAATTGGCGGAGTGAAAGACTTTTTTGCTTTGTTTGGTAATGGTGATGCCATGAAAGGTTTTGGCAATGTTGCTCAGGCTTTGGTTAAAGCTTTGCCTGCTTTGATTGCTTTAAAGGGAATTTTATTTTTGGCCTCAGCGGGTAAGAGTTTGTCTAATTTGGCGGCTGCTATTGGTTTGATAAAGGGTAATCCGGTTGGTGGCGGCGGTGGCGGCGGTATGCCCGGATTCTTTGGCAACCTAAAAGGTTTTTCGCTAGCAAGTTGGCTAAAGTTTGCGCCTACTTTGGCTTTATCGTCTGTTGACACAAAAATGTCCTCTACGGACTTTGTTAAAGCATTATCGCCGGCCAAACGCGCTGAATTGGCTGCAAAGGCAGGGCCAAAATCGCATGGCATGGCTACTGATGTCACTTCTGCTGGTGTCTATAACGTCACTATCAATGTGCAGTCTGCTGACCCGAATGAGGTTGTCAAGGCGATTGGTCGTTGGACTAAAACAAATGGCAAACTTCCTAGCACTTGGTTGCCTCAAGGCGCAGCTCGATAAATCATGCCTATTCCTACGCAAAAGGTTGAGATTAGTTTTGGCACTGCCGCTTATGTGGATGTCACTAACACTGTAGGTTCGGTGCGGGTTTCGCGTGGCACTGATCGTGCGTTGACTGATTTCATTCCTGGTTCGTGTGACATTAGTTTTCAAAACACTGACCGCACTTTTGACCCGACTTATCAAAGCTCTAGCCTTTGGGTTGGCGGCACTGCTGGTTATTCGATGGTTCAGCCTGGTGCATCGGTTCGTGTGACTTCTGGTGGTTTGGTGCAGTTTGTTGGCAGGGTTGTTGACTGGTCTTTCACTAATGATGAAAAGGGTATTAACGCTCAAGCTAGTTTTACTGCACAAGATTTGTTGGCCGATTTGGGTCGCGCACAGTTTTCAACTAATGGCACTGTGGCTGCGAATACGACTGGTTGGCAGATTTACAATGTGGCACAGACTTATGGAACTGTTGATTCGACTGAGCTTGATTTTGGGCAGACTATGTTGCCGCCTCAAACTTATGCGGTTGGCGACAATGTTTTGAATTATTTGCAGAATGTTGCTCGTAGCGAGTTGGGTGACTTTTATGCTCAAACAAACAACACTTTGGCGTTTCATGATCGCAGTTTTAGTCAATATACGTTTAGCGGTGGCACACAGTATTTCAACTATGTGACTGCACCTAACGCTGATTTAGTTACTTTTGCGCAGGCGACTGCTGCTGGTTGGGCTGGCGGTGCGACTGCGATTGTGTCTGTGACT